CCTGAAGGCCACGCAAGAAAGCCTGAACTTTAGTCTCGTCTCCACCGCGATTAAAGATAGCGGTAACAGCCCTGCCAATTAACTCAATGTCACCGGGAAAGCCAGCAAATCCTTGCACTGCACCTTTAGCAGTTGCCAAACCAATCTCACCCATACCTTTGCCAACAGTCAGCAAATCTTTACCAGCATCAGTAACATTCTCGATTGCTGATTGACTTTCAAATTTCTTAATCTGTTCTGTGCTTGCGCCACGGCTACCCATAGCAAGCTGCATCCCGTCCATGATTTCATTCTGGTCAGGAGCATCAGGATATTCACGGAAGTACGAATACTCTCCGTAATATTTAAAATCGTCATCCATCATCTTGCGCTCCTGCGACGGTTTATTGTCTCAATATAAACTTGCTGCTGGATTATTGCCGTAACAATTGAATCAATTTCTGATTGAGATGCGCCACCTCTTTTAAGGCTATCCTGCAATGCCTTACGATAATCGTCCGTAACCTCAACTGTTTTTCCGGTTTTAAACTTAGGTTGGATTGATACCAAATCAATCTTGGCTTCTTTTACAGACTTTGGCAAAACAGAGCCATTTACTCCGTAATTAGTCACAAGACTAGATTTTGTGTTGTCTATCTTCTTTTGCTCTTCCTGATCGTTAAACCTTTTTGTGACAACACGCTTCGCATCCTCAATAGTTGGTGGACTTCCCTTAGAGCCATCAGCTTTCCAAGAACCTACCATTTTTTCATGTTCAGCCAATATAGCTTCTTGTCCTTCAACTTTAATGCGAGCTTTAGTAGCTGGATTGCTTGAGCCAGACAAATCTGCCATGTCATTCCCACCAGACCTTGCTGATGTTTGAAGTTGCAGCCTACGATCACCAACACGTTTTTCTAAACCAATAACAGTTTCTGGCTTAATTCTTTTCCCTTTAGCAGAAGAATAAACTTCTGCGGCAGACACAATAATATTGTTGTCAATTTGATCTACGATTGTGGCAACAGCCGCAGGATCATCATCTGGCTCTTCAGGTTTGGCAGCAAGTAGCCCTGCTAGGTTATCAGGAGCATCACCCAAATCAATGCCGCGAATCGTGTATGAAGCACGAACGTCATCAATTGATTTAATTGGCTTTTTTGTCAACGGATCAATTTGTTTAGTCCGGATTAAATATTCAACTTCCTGAATCTTTAAAACATCTACTTTTGCCTTTTGATCTTTTGGCAAATAGCGGCCAGAAATTTCTAAGGCAGTCTTTGGTTTAATCCCATTGGCATTGGACCAAGCAAGGATGGCTTCTGTCGTTCTTAATGTTGGGTCTTTATCACGCAACTTGTCTTCAAGTTTTGCAACATTCTCATAATTATCCTCAACTTCTTCTTTTAAGAATTTGTCATAATCAACTTCAATTGCTTTTGCCGATATAACTTCTGGGTATCTATTAGATATGTCACGTAATCTGTTTTTAATAGAAGCTCTTTCAACATCAGTCGTGTTTTTATCCAAAAACTGCATTGTCAATGTATTAGCCAAAATAACATCGTCTTGTTTATTGACTTCTCTGTCCTTGGCTTTTATATCAATCATTTGCTGATATTGAGCAACCATCTTGTCCCGCGCTTCTTTTTGCTGCGGAACTGTCAAGCTATCCCAGACGTTCTGCAAATCTACCGGCAAACGATTTTCTCTTATTAGAGTTGTCAGCGTAACCAAGTCACCACCAATATCCTGACGGCGAGAGATTACAGCCTCCTCAAGAATCCCTAGCTTGATACCTTTTTCAATAGCATCTGATCTTTCTATTGCATATTGAACAGCATCAGCACCGCCAAGTGGGAGCGCTCGGCTAATTAACGCTTCACGTTCTTTGGCAATTTGTTCATTAACGGTTATATATCTTTTATTTTTTTCACTATATATATTGCCGCCACGAATAATATTCGTAATGGTGTTTGTAAACTCACCATCTACATCAGCAATAATCTTTACTTTATTTTTTGTTAAAGCTAATTGGTTTTCTTTTTTAGCCGCAGCAACAATCAATCTATTGGCATGAGTAGCAGCCGTGGCTCTGTATTTGTATGAGGCATCAGGACTAACTTGAGCCAAAGACGAACTCCAGCCATCGGTCATGGCTTTAAAGTCCTCAATAATCTTCTTGGTATCTACCTGATAAACATTGCCATTTTTGTCTCTGCCAAGTTCAATATTTTGCTGGACTTCATTGGCTTTTGTAATAAGATCAATTTCAGCATGAGCAGACAGTTCGTTTGCTCTGTACTTTTGCACCGCAGCAGAAAAAGCATTTAAACTAAATTCCTGCTTAAACTTGCCAGCATTACCTTGACTCATCGCCTCAAGCTGCTCTTCACTTGGCGGGTTCTGAACAGCAAACTGAGCGCCAGCAACATCAGCCAACTTCTCGGCCTGTCCAAACATACTGGTTGACAAGTTAGACAGCACACGAGAAAGATTACTTGCATAATCAGCCTGTGCTTGAAATTCTACTTCTGGACGACGCTGCCCAAAGTTAAGGTTTGGCTGCGGCAAACTAGACACACCAGCAACTTGTGTCCTGCCAGATTCTAGTCTTTGAATAGGATCAGCCATAATTACTCTTTCGATGTAGAACCAAACAAATCAATACCCTTTGATGGGAAAGTCATAGCAAAGTCGGTTGTAGATTTTGCCAACTGCGCCCCAGCCAATAGACCACCACTCTTAACCGCGATATCGCCTGTACGCTGCAATGTACGAGCATTAACAATAGCTGCCTCACGGTCATAAAACGCGCTGTCATAAGACGATTTAAGCATTGCAGTGGCATCTTCCAACCCAAGGATTCGCGCTGTCATAGCGTTCAAATCGGTAATACCAACGTCCTGATAAACCTCGCGTACATTAACGCCACGGATGCCAGCAATAGAGCCTTGGGTAGCTACCACACCAGACGCATAGCCACGAGCCAATGCGGTCGCATTTGCGCGACGTAACTGATTAAGTTGTGTATTAGCCTGAATCTTGTAGTTTAGCGTCTCATACTCAATCTTCAGCAAATTGCGCTGAAACGCTGCCTCACCGTACTCAACAGTTTTATCTGCTCGAAGCCCAGCCATTCGCAAGTTTTCCTGCGCTTGCACGGCATAACCAGCTTGCTGATAATAACCCGTGGCCTGTTGAGAGTAGGCTGCACCAATGCCAGAGATAAGGCCACTTAGTGCATACGCGCCCATCGCAGTAACGGCTGGTGTTCCAGCAGTATTTGCAGCGGCTGCATCACCAGTAGGTGGAACGTAAGGAGCTACCATTTATGTCCCCTGATTCACAGCAACCTTATATTCAAGACCAAGTAAGGTCATCTTGAGTGGCAAGGTTTGCGTAACTTCAATGACTGCATCGCGGCTATAACCACGAATGCCGTTTAATCGTTTAATGCCTGTAAATGGCGCAATTGCAATATCAAGCAATGGATTGTCCAAATTCTGGAATGGAACCGGCTGGTTGTTAATGTTCAAGTGCTGCGACTGATTGACGATCACATTAACCTCAACAATGCGCTTCTTGAACCCAACCCTTGTGCCAGACTGTAACTTGACCTCAACCGGCATTGTCTTTAAATACACCGTCATTGGCAAGCCAACTTCATAACTGCTGGTCGATGCCCGGTCAAAAGTAACTGAGCCTTCATTACTAACAGTCTCATCGCCTTGCGGAACACCATCACAGATGACGTTTAGCGATTTGCCAACGTGTGGTAAACCAGTAGCAGTATTTGAGACACCACCAATAAAGGCACAGTCAGTAAAGCGGCTGTCGCTAAAAAGCTCAAGAAAGTACCTAGTCGTGCCATTAAATACTCGTTTAACCACCGTATAAATATTTGTGACATCGACGCTCACATCAAGGAATTCCCCGTCCGTTGTAAACTCAGACGGGGCAACAATCTGCTGTGACCGGAGAATAGAGTACACAGCCATTGTTCCATCTGTCTCATTGGTAATCAGCAGCAAGTCGCCTTCATCCGTTGATGTTGCGCGACGCAAAGCTAACCGAGTAGGCTCCTTTAAAAGATGCCCAGACAACAACGATATCCTCTGTGTCACATAAGTAAGCTGTGTGTCAGAGAACAAGAATTCATTTAAAGACTTGCCTTGCTTTTGCACAAACAATGAGCCAGACTCAAGTGCCTCAACCCGTGTGCCAATCCTTGAGCCATTACGGCTAACCTGCTTAAAAGTAAACGTCAGCGGAGTAATCGGGTCTGTGCCTTGCTGTGGAACGTAAAACTCGCCACCTGTCGTGAAGACCTGCAAGTCGCGGCCAGAGATAATATCAACAATAATATTAAGCTGATTAGTATCAAGGGTAGCTTCAACAGCATCATCGTCCAAAAACTCAGTCGGCTTAAAGTCAAAGAAGAGGGCCACCTTACTGCCCCAGATCGTAGACGGGCGTGACTTAGAGCCGCCGAAATAGAGCCGACCTTCATGGAACGATACACTGCGAGGCCAGCCCCGCGAGTCTGACCAGACATCTTCATAACCCGTCTCTAGTTCCCAACTACCAGCAGCAATAGCAGTTGTATTAAAAAATGGATATTCGGTAATTGCCTCGCAGACTGTCTCAGAATTTACTTTAGTTATTCTGACCCGGCCTTGCGGCGTAGCATTGATGTACTGATCTACTAAATGGGAATTAATAGTAAATGTAGAAGTGTTGTTTGGAACAGTTGTCCAAGCTACCGAAACAAGTGCTGAATCAGTTGCCCCAACATAATCAGATATGGTTCTGACCTGACCAGCGCCTGTTCCACCAGTAATTGTAATTGTTGCACCGTTATAAATATCGTCGGTAGATGAGGCAGAAGCGTCAAGAATAATACTTGTTGCTCCACCGCCTTGTGCCGTACCACTTCTTCCGGGGTTGAACGATGCAGCACTAGCAGTTAGTGTAATGTTGCCAGAAACAGCAGATGGCGTTAATGTTGCTGCGGCACTAACCAATGTTGGAGTAGTTAAAGTAAACGCATACTTTGGGATTGAATCAAGAGTAATCGTTGTCGCAGTCCAAGTTGCATCAGTAGCGCCACGCACAATCTTAATCGGCGACAAATCTGGGTGAACAACAATTAGCGTATCAGCCGATTGCGTCCAGCAAATGGATGACAGCATCGCACCAGTAATTGATGAGACGGTTAAGTAGTCATTACCAGAGCCATTGATATTGGTAACTAGCGCACCGTTTTTAACAACATACATTCTGCCAGTTACAAAGCACAGCATATAACTGTCATCGACCGAAAACTCAAAAGAGATTAGACGAACGCCATTAGCGGCAGATTCACTTTCAGTATTCGGAAGCTCAAAAATATGCTTTGTGCCGGGTCTGCGACGAACGCCACCCTGTGGTTGGATGATGACGTTGGTCGCCTTTGCCAGCGCATTTTCGTACTGCGGGATGTCCACACGAGCGCGTAGCAACGGGTCAAGTTCCCCGGTACTAAAGTTCGTCTGAAAATCAATAAATCGTGCCATCAGTATCTCACTGCGACGAGTTCATAATCCTCAATGACTTGAGGTGGCTGACCTTGTGCATCAATATTCATAGCCTGCCTAAAGTAGCCACCACGGCCATTTTCAGACGGAGAGCCAATAGCAACACCTTGCCAATAACCTGTCTTTGCTTCTTGCTCAGTAATCGGATATGCCAAGTGCCAAGCCATCATATACTTAATCAACTGGACAAAGTATTGTGGCATTGCATATTCTGGAGTTTGATAAGGATAATCAATATAGATATCCTCGTAGTTTGTCAGCAATTTGTCGCCTTCGATTTCCCATAGCTTTACAGGACGGGCATAAGCATTTGCTGTCTCAAACACAGCACGAGGATTGCCAAGACGGTCACCCGGCAACTGGTACTCATAACGCCATTCACTTGCTGGAGTGCTTGCAAGTCTTGCTAAACGAGTTTTCTTGTATGCAAATGACCAAGGATACATTGAGAGCGTCATGTCCCGAACATCGGAATACAGTCGGTCACAAGAGTTTGCCTCGTCTGTTCCGTCGTTAAATGACGAAATAGGCTTTGCGCCCAATAGGATCAATGCGTCAGAACAAATAGCAACTGATGTATCGCCTGCTGCCATATAAACCTCTCATGTAATAAAGGGCTGACCTCTATATCAGAAGCCAGCCCTTGGTGTTACAACAACCCGGTTTAATCGCTGTCAGTTGCAGTGACGGTCAGACCATCAACAACGTCAACAACAGTGCCAGTGTTGGAATTTACCCAAACAAGCGTCATAGCCGGTGTTCCACCAGTGCTGGTATAGCAGAAAATGATATCGCCAACTTTAAGGATTGAAGCGATAGTATTAAAGTAACCAGAGGTGTTTACGTCAGCAATTGCGTCAGTAGTCGAGTAGGTGTGTACGCTTGGAGCTTGTCCAGACTTGGATGCGCCATGCGTATTAAAGCCAGTAGCAGAAAAAGCCATGATTAGTCTCCTTGATTAAGTTTCACGGCAGACGATCTTGACGATACCTTCATCGTCAATCGCAACTGCGCCAGCCGAGAACATCGACGCGATCAAGAAGGAAGTCTTCTCTGCGATGTAGTTGATCTCAGTTTTTGGAGCAATGCCTTCTGCCAGACCAATAGCGTCTTTGTGGAATGCAAAGCAGGTACGGTCATTTGAGCCGTCTTTAATCAAACCACCCTCAGTGCGGTCACCCAAAACGTGGAAGGTGAAGCCCAAGAATGTGTTGATTTCGCCCTGAACCAGCGCCTTGACAGTGTTGAAGTCAGACGAGGTAACAGCAGTCTCAGACAGCAGCGAAGCCAAAGAACTTGCATGGATGATGATGTGACGGCCATCCATTGGGACGTTGTTGGCATTCAGAGTCTGAGCAGCAGAACGCAGTTTGGCGACGTTCATGTTGGTGTCAGTACCACCGATATCGTTGCCAACCGAAGTCGCGCTAGAAGCGGTCAGTGCATCCAGAATCAGTTGATCCTGACGGCGCCCGATTGCGCTCGACACAACCTTGACCAACTCACGACGCTCGTCGAAATTGACCTTGGCCTGCATAAAGATGTCCGAATACTCAGCAGCGATGTAGTCAGACAGAGTTGCAGTTACCTGCGAGTAAGTTACGTTCAGCGGGGTAACGTCAGTCTGTGGGATACGGATTTGAGCAACGCCCTTGCCGATCTTAGGAAATTTGTAAGTTGAACCTTCAACACCTGAACGGATACGGACAGCCGGACGGAGAACCGCCGAAGCCTGATAGGCTTGCTTAACTTCCGCATCAAACAGGGTTACAAAGGCTGTGGACAGATTAATAGCCATTTTGTTTACCTTTTGACAAAGTTATAAAGAGGTTTCTCGCTGTCGGTGAGCCGCAATGCGGGCCGGTTGCTTGCAGTAGGATGCCAGCCAGTTGGGTACAACCATCTGAGGGTCGATCATCTGATATGCCTCGGATACATATTGTAATCAGGTTTGTCTATTCCGCAAGTCTTTTTGATAGTTTTTTGCAAAAAAAACCCCCGAACCAGTCGGGGGCGAACTCCGTGGAGGAGTGGAGACATTTTAACCGTACCGCTTTTGGAACAGTCTTTCAACCTTTTGCCGGTAAGACGGATCGGTTTCATACTTCGGATCGCCTACCATTGCCTGCAATTCTAGGTCAGACATCTGGCCTTCAATTGGCTGGGACTCAACAGGGATTCTACCCTCATAAGCCTCACGGATTTTAGACAAAGCTTTGATACCACGGGCTGTGCCACCCATGATTTTGAACTCCTCAAAGTCCTCTCCTGACCAAACGCCCTTGTTGACTAGACCTCTCGCCCAGTTGACCATGCCATTGATGACAGCATCAGCATTGGGGCCAAGCGCCTTACGTTCAGCTTGAATATCGACATCAGGAACGCCTATGGCACTTTCGGCCATTCCTCTTAGCTTCCCAGCAATATCGTCAAATGCTGCTTGAGATACGCCATTCTCAGCAGCCCAGTCCTTAAAGATCGGGACAAACTCTAGCTGCTCGGCATTATCGCCAAATGCGGAAATATCGTACTTGCCTTCTGGTGGAGCTTTATGCGTACCCTTGGAAACCATCTTGCGAAGGTCCTTCCAAGACTTAGCCATGCCCTCCATGTCAGGCTCTTGCTTTTCTTTGTTCCAGAAGTTTTCAGGCCACCAATCAGGACGATCAACCGCCTCGTCATCAGGGATGGATTCTGAGGATCGGTGTTCTACCGCTGCCTCATTTTTGTCTACAGGAGCTTTGTCTTCACTGGCCTCTACGTTGTCAAGTAGGCCAGTGCTTTCCGCTGCTGCTGAATCACTAGGCTCGACTGCCGTTTCGTTATCGCTCAAAAGTTCCTCGCTCTGTTGATTCGGGCTTCAATCTCTTTGACTAAAGAGCATCGCCCCTCTAAAAAATAACCGTAGGATGGATCGCTCCCCGGTCCCCAGCATGGCTGCTCAACGGTTGTATCTCTCAACCACTTGAGCAACTTCTGCCCTTCTTCTGTGCCAAAGACTCGTAAGCACAGTTTATCCGTATCACTTGATTCTCGTGGAGCCAACGACTCCTGCATTGCCTCTAAATCATCCCACCCGGCCATACGCCTCCTTATTTGGCACGATCACTCCATCTTCCTCCTCTGCCTGCTCTGTCGCGTGTATGCAGTACCAAATAGTATCTGTCTGAGTAATGATGACGTGCGACTTATGTGCTTCTATTTCTATGCAGGCAGGAGCCTTGTAAAACGTATGCTCACCGTCTATGTCTACAACTACTTCGCCTTTTGCCAAGATAGACAGGTGAGAATAAGAGTGAACGTGTTGCGGAACCGCCCACCCTTTTGGCAAAAAGTATTCTTTGGCGTAAAGTCCATCTGCAAAATGATGCTGAAGATTAGACTCCACCCGGCGCCCCTTGTGGCTGTCCTTCCATCATGGCTTGCTGCTGACCTGCCATAGCAAGGGCAACCTGCTGCTGCATCATCATTTGCTGCTGTTGTTCCATCAGGAATCCACGTTCTGCTGCTGTATTTCTAACCGCTGATGGGATACCCAACTTGTCACCAATGTAGTCAATCAACTCGCCTGTTTTAACTGCCAGTGCGCCCTCTGCGCCCATTGGTGCTGTAATCTGCATGAACTGGATAATGTTGTTAATCTCCTCCATGTTCTGCGCCATAGCCAGCGGGGCAACAGGGCTGACCTTGATCTCCAGACCATTGACCTTCAGCGGCATATTAATCAGACCGCGCTCGTCCATGACCTGCAAGATACGAGACACCATCGGTATCATCGTCTCGTTAATTAGACGGCCAAAGGCAGAGCCAAGGTTTTGCGCCAACTCCTTCATACGCTCAACCACCTCTGTGGCAGAACGAGCCGACATATTGTCTGGAGGCAGAGACTCATCTAACAGAGTACGCTTGATGTTGGCACGAAGATCATTAATGACGATCTGACTGACGTTAAAGTCACCAGCACGAGGCAAGGCACGAAGCGACTCACCTTGTGGGCCACCGTTACGAGCGACAGGAATAACTGCACCCGGTACGATCTTGACCGTCTGAGGATTTAGCACCCCATCATCAGCCGCTGTGTACACACCAGCCACAGCCAACGATGCGTTCTTTAGCAGCAACTCAATGGTTTTATTTAGCGTCTTAATGTCGGGCATGGCTGTCAACAGTGGACCGCGACCATAAACCTCACCGGCTACCTTGGAGTAACGGCTAATCACCCACGGTGAAGACAGCATCCGACGATAGACAATCTCTTCTTTGGTCTTGACCTCAATGACGTGATAGCACCAGTCGCCACGCTCTGCGTCATAGACCGTTGCCTCCATCAGATCAATCTCATCTGTGGGCTTGCTATCAACCATCTGTGTCAGATAGTCAGAGAAGACTGCATCCTTCCACTGCTGCTGGATGGCTTCGGCCTTCATCCGCATACGACGGTAAATCTTGTCTACCTGACCGTTTGCGCCCTCTTCATAACTGACCAAGAACATCGGCACAGGGATAAAGTTGATGGGAGAAACATCATCGCCCGGCTGAATCATCATGCAAGCCGTGCCAACAGCCATGTCCAGCAAGAACTCACCGATAGCAATGTCAAAGTTCGACTGCTTGATGACAGTAAACATCTTCTCCATGTAAACATCAAAGACAGCTTGCGCTTGGTCTTTCTGTTCTGGTGGCACATCAGAGCCGGGTTCCAGCCTGCACCACTTGCGCTGTGGCGGGAAGATGCCTGACTGCAAACGGTTAGCAAATCGCTGTGTGCTGTTGATGGCTGTTGCGTCAAATACGCGAGACATCTTCTTAGCGCCCTTGGAATTACCATCGTAATATCCGTATAGCTGGCGCTGCGGCAAGGCGAACTCATAGGCATCGGTGTACAAAGACTCAAACAAGTCCTTGTCCCGCTGTGCTTTCTCGGCACGACGCAAAATCTCATCCGTAGGCATTTTCTTGCCTTGGTAGACCTTACGGCGCGTACCCTTCATGTAAGACATTTCAGCCATTATTTGAGCCTTTCCTTCATAAGCATTGAGCGTTCTGCCTGCCGTGGCTTCATTGCTGCACGGGCTTGCTGTTCTTCGTTGTCCATAATCACATGAATTTGCTCTGCTCTTTTCCCACCAGCAGGGCCACTGTCATAGATAGGCCAGCTACCTTTGTCTATGTCAGCCTTCCAAGTTTTATACAACTCATCTTCGTTCTTAACAATTTTGTTATTTACCCAGCCCGGCACAGTAGCAAACTTCCCTTTGTACTTACCTTCGGGTATATAGATCGTTGAGGAGTAAACAGTAATTGGGCGGCCTTTCTCATCACGACCAACATTGCCAGTAGCAATAGAGTTGCGATGATATTTAACAATATTCTGTTCTGCCGGAGTAAGTTTTAAGTCAGCCATTTTCTTTCTCCAGTTTGTATTTATCCAGCATATTCCTGCCCTTGGCAGCTAACCTTCTTGCAGCACCCGCAGTTCTAGGCACAGGCTCACCCCATGCGTTTGCGGCTAATGCCAACCTTGTCGGATCGCCATCCTTATCAACCAATGGACCACTAGGGTTAGTGTAAAAGCGCGTTAAGAAAGACCCTTTGCGTCTGGCTTTCTCGCCACTGGGACTAGATTCTTTGACTCCCGGCTGCAAATTCTTGCTCTCGCCTGATGCCTCAAACTTGCGTCGGCCAGCCTCAGTCAACCCGCCTTCAGGGTCTTTGTACTTGCTCACTTCTTACCCCGTGCTGCCGCCATGTTGTCGATCAGGTTCGGGTACGGACGGCCTGCTTGCTGTGCGCGACGCATAGCATTGCGCTTTTGTCCTTCGCTCAACTTCTTTGGCTCACCCAAATCTTTTGGACGGGGCTTATCCCAGACTTCTTTTTTAGGTTTATCCATTATTCGTACCACTCCAGAGCAAGGTGGGCAGCGTGTGCTGTGCCATTTACATTTGTAAGTCGAAACAAGTAAGTTGTCAGTGGTTTTAGGACGTATTCCAATGATCCAGCATTTCCACCGCCTGCCTTCTTGCCTATGCCGCCGGGAATAATTTGCGCGTCAAGTTCTGTACCTAATGCTGTAACTGTCGGCGCAATAACCATTGCCACTTGGCTTGGGTTGCTAACTGCATAATTCCTATTTCTGCTAATTGGAATAAATGCTGTCCCACCACTGGTTGTCGAACCCTCGTAAATGTACAATTCTGCGTCCCCCAAACACAATGCATCAATCGTAATGTGAGGGATCACTCCAGTTGGGGATGCCATTGCTATGTCAATGCTTGCGCCAGCAGCAAGTTTTGCGCTAGTTGGATACATCTTGTAAGCAAACCATGCTCTGCCATCGTGATTACGCTGGTGGTTTACATCCACCATAATTGATGGAGCGTCAGCACCTGCAACAACGTAGTTACCTGCGTTGTTCTTCTGAACCTGCGTGACAAACCTAGATTTGGTTGTCAGCGATTCAAGACTGACTTCAGTAACCGCCATCAATCATCCTCTTCTTCGTCATCTTCTGGCATATCCATCTTGCCCGGCTTCTTCTTACCGTGCATCTTTGCCATCATCCGCATTGCTTTGCGCTTTAGTGCCAAGTCTTTAGCAGATGGCATCTTCTCTTCTTCGTCTTCTTGTTCTTCAATAGTGATCTTGAGTGACATGATTAAGCCTTTTGTTTAGTCGCTTTACGCGCTTCAGACAATGCAATTGCTTGTGCTTGCTTTGGGTCTTTGACTACTGGACCGCCCTTGCCAGAATGCAGTGAGCCAGACTTGTACTCGCGCATAACTTTACGGACTTTTTTATCGAACTTATCCATTACAGGGTTACTCCTTTGGATAGCATAGGTCGCTCTCTTGAGCGTTGGCTGACTGCACGAAGTTGACTTGATTTACGTTCAGCAGTTTCTCGCTGAAATGCTTGACCCAATGATTTTCGTTTAACCTGAAGTTGCTCTAGTTCTGCGTCATATTGACTTGTGTCTGGAGCTACTGGCGCTTCTTCATTAAATGTTGGTTTGGGATTTCTTTTTATTGCAGAGTCAAGTGTACCGGCAGCATTTGCAGAAACTTCCCATCCAAGTTGTTCTAAAGCATACGGCGTATAGTATTCATTACCCAAATCTTTGATGCGATACATAGTTTCTGATCGCCAATCATATTGTTTGTTGGGTTGTATTTTTACATTTTTTCCTGCATCCGGACTTGCCGTTGTACCCACACCAAAACTTAATTCTTGTATTGGACTCTTTTTATATTCCTGCAAAGCTTTTTGATAGTCTTCTAATCTTTTTTGATACTCTTGTGATTGCCCTTCGTAACCAGACAAGGCTTGAGTTTTTTTTGCAAAGGCAGACTCATATTCTGGATTTAATCCAGATAGATTAGATTGATAATCTTTGGCAAGACGTTCGATATCGCGCTGCCTAGCTGTGAGTTTTTTCTTAGCCATAAGATGTACCCGCGCCAAGCATTCCAAGTTCAGGTGTCAGCCGTTCATCAGATAACAGCGCACGGCGACCGCCACGGATTCTAGCTTTCATTTTTGAAGATTCTGCTGCGCCCATTTGGCGGCGTTCAGCTTCCAGTTCGCTGGCAATACGAGCTGCTTCTTTTTCCATTGTGGATTTCTGCTCTGCGTACTTTGCTGTTTCCATTTTCAGGCGCTCAGTCGCAATAGCTGTCTGCTGCTGCTGTTGTTCGATCTGTGCTTGTGACGAGCGTTCTGCCGCTGCCGCCTCACGCTCTGCTACACGCCGTGCTTCTTTTGCGCTTTTTCTAGCTTCAATTGTTGAATAAGCGGAACCAAGTAGCATAGCCCCCGCGATGTAAAGTGACATATACCCTCCCAACGAAATATTTGGAAGAAATTGTATTCCTTTTGCAGTAAACAGCAATACAATGATATCACGCAGATATCATTATTTAAGCAAATACGTCGAAGTCTGTAGAGGCGTTGCCTTGTTGGATAAATTGACCGCCTAAACCCAGTGGGGATTTAGTCATTCGACGGTGTTCGCCGCCTCCCAGCAGCAGGTAGCCAAATGCGTCGCCAACGTGGGAGTGTTCGTTCTTGTTGGGTGCGTCGCGGAACCTCTCTTGCCCTGATCCGACAGAGACTCGCTTGAAATGGTAGCCGCCAGCCAGTGATTTACGCAGAAGCTTGCAGGATTTATCTACCAGCAGCCCCGGTTTTCCTTGGATTAGACGCTGCATTGGCATGGCGGCAGACTCCCGGCGTACTTTGAAGTCGTTACTTGGGGTAGGTTGTGCGCGTAGACCCAGTGTTCGCAGGTGGTCAAAGGCGGTTACCTCGTAAATTGCGTCACGTTGCATACCAGCGGGGTCGCCCCAGATCATAATCTGTGCCTTGGGGAACCGGGCGTTCAACTCGGTCAGTAGTTGCTGACCAAAACGCTCCAGACCCATGTCAAAGGTGACGATTTCGTGCAAAACGTGCCATGCGCCGGGTTGAGTTTTCTGTCCAATGACGGCGGCTGGGGTCAAACCGAAGTCGAGTCCTACTTGGATGGGCAGACTTGGGTCATATTCCAAGTCAGCTGACATCAAATTATCGTCGTACTCAGGCCAGACGGGTCTGCCTTCTTGGACGTAGGTGTATTTTCCTTCGGCGTAGCATCTGATCCAATCGAGGTTTTTCCCCAAGAGCATCTGTTGGTAGTATCCAGCAGGGAGGTTAGAGACATTTTCTGATTTGTCGTTAGGTTTCCACCATCGGCCTGCACTAAATATATGATCGTTTGCTTCAGGATTCTCTGGTAGTTCACCCAAGTCTGCCTCGATGACTCCACCCGGCTGACGGAAGAACTCCCATTTGTACGCCCCACTCATCTTCTCCTTTTCTGCCATTTTGAACCACCAATGATCGTCATCCATTGGGTTGGTATCCATGATGATGCCGTGCCAAGTAGCACCGCCATCACGCTTTGTTGGGTATCGACCGACTCGGTGAGTCAGGCCATCGATCACTGCTTTAGGTAATTCCCGTGCTTCGTTGACCCATGCGCCCGTCAACTCCAGAGAGAGCAGCTTTCTCACATCCTTTGGCTGATCCAGCGCAAGGAAGATGACTTCGCAGTCGATGCCAGCAGCACCGTCTCTGGCAGGCAGTCGGATATGATGGGTAATCGGTGGTGTCC